GCGATCTTGCCGATATTTTCCATGGCAAGCTGCAGGGATTTTACAAGATTCATTTTCTTTTTCCTTTTCGATGTTGTTTGATTGAATACGCAATGGCAAGCGCTTGCTTGCGCATTTTCCCAGCTTTTATTTCAACTGATACATTGTGTTTAAAAGCTTTCTTACTTTTTGATTTAATCAGCGGCATAATTATTGCCTTTCGTCTTTGGCCTTAAAATGCTGGTACATATATACCTTCAATTCGGCAATCTGTGCCCGTGTCCGCAGCGTAATAACAGTAATTAGTCCATTGGATAAAAGGCTTAAAACAGCCATGTTATGCCCACTAAAAAAATCATTCACGATTTACCCCTTAGCGCTGATAAAATCCACGGACGATATTTTTAGCGCTAATGGACGATGGATTTGCAGGCAAACGTGCTAATGCAGGAGCATGGCCGGGGCCATTGGCCTGCATGGCATGATGTGCTTCCATCGACCCCTCAATGACGGAGCGATGAAATTCGTAGGGATTTGCAATTCCACGCGGGGGCATCAGATCATTACCGTATTGGATTGGATGCACATTTTCAACAGTAAAATTGTTCATTCAGTTTTTGCAACCTCATTGATTATGGAAATTTCCCTGTTACTAGAGAACATAAAGACACCGCCAAGCAAAAACAATGCCCCAATCCCAACGGTAATCCAGCGCATAAAACTAATAGATTTAATATCCTGTTTAGCTGCATTGATTGCAGGGGCAGTTATTGCACCATTACTAGCAACTAACGTTGCGCCACCTAAAACAGTTAGCCCTAGATTACCCGAAAGCGCACTTTTCACGTTGTCCCAAAAACCCGATACTTTGGTACACGTTGTGCAGGTAGAGGATGGAATAACATTTAATCCAGATGTATTATAGAGCGAATTAGGATCACCTATTCCAGCAGTTGCATTTTGAACATAAGCATCCGTCATTGACGATGGCAGCCCCAATTGCACCAGATCATTAGCCTGTTGTGCTATTTGTCCTAATTGCGCATTCATATCCTGCGGCGTAATAGTCGATGTTGTGAATGTCCCCGCACTGGTGGTAAATGTTGTATCCATTAGGCGGGTGATGCATAGGCTTGTGCGACGGCGGTTGCCAGCGCGTTAGCGTTAAATGTCGAAAGATATTGCCCATTAAGCGCTTGGAATAAGAAGTATATTTGTCTACCTGTCAATTCGGGCGGTATTTGGCTACAATCACCCGTTGCAGCACAAGGCGTTGTAAATCCACCGACACCGTTTACTGCCTGCCATATTTTATTTGTGCCCGTCGCGTGAGCATACCAATCGGCATAGGTATGCGCCAATTTGAAATACGGTTTTAAAGCTGGCGGTGGAACAATGTTGGCGGGCTTCGGCAAAACAGAAGACGAGGCAGGCAAAGAAAAGCTATCCTTGATACCCGAACTAAAATCACCAAAAGAAAAAGAACTGCCATGTACGTTGGTGTTTTGTGTGGTAGTGCAGGCATTGCAGTTAGCAGCGACCGTCTGCTGCTGTGGTTGCTGCGGTTGCTGTAGCACAACAGTACCCGGTGTATTTCCCACGTTAAAAGGGGGCAGCATAAGGGAAGGCGGCATATTGTATGCAGGAGGACCAGACGCGTTAGAAGTGACAGGATTTACCTGCGATGTATCGACAACGGGGACGGGCTGTTTGTGCAGAAAATAAAGCACAAGCAACAAGGCAACAATCCCGCCCCCGATCCATAGTTCCTTTTTATCACTCATAATTCACCTGTGCCTACAAAAATGCAAGAGCGGTTGACGCAAGCCCAATCCATGCAGCAGTGTTATTACTCCCCTGCTGGCCCTTTTGTACGCTGGCATTTGTATTTGCAATACCCTGCTGCGTATTTGCATTGATTTGCGTAATGGCGACTTGTGCCTGTGTATTCAGTTGCGTTATGTTTTGCTGCAAAGCCGCGTTTGTATCTGTAACATGTGATTGCAATGCGGCAATAGTGTTAGTTTGATCCACGGATGCCTGCAACTGATTTTTCTGCATTTGTTCGTTCGCGGAGATACCGGCCATTTGCACTTGCGTTTGATTGGTGCTTGATAGCGTTGTTTCCGCAAGCTGTGCACCGATAGCCTGTGATTGTATATCGGCCGCCTTATTTATTTGCAGCGTTTGAACTTGTGCCTGCGTTTGTGTTGCAGCTAGTTGATCTTGTATAGCTAAAGCCTGATTTTGGTTAGCTTGTGTGCCAAGAGTGATGTCTTGATATGACTGGATAGTCGCCAAATTTTGCTGCGTTGTAGCAGCCAGACTTTGTTGTGCAAACTGTGATGCTGCCGCATTCTGTTGTAGCTGTTGCTGTGCATTATATTGCATAGCGGCCAATGATGCAGGATCATTGCCCGGTGCCACTTGTGCTGTCGATGCTGTAGAAGCCGAACCGCCTTTTAGCAGCATGTAAAGCACAAGCGCACCGACAAGCACGGCGGCGCCGCTGGCAACAGGGTGCTTTTTAATAAGCGTGAAATCAAACGCCATAAATTACCCCACGTTAGAAGTCGCCTGTTGAGAAAGAGGCTGACCTATAAATTGACCAGCGATTAATCCACCTTGCGTTAGATCGGTCGTTTTTGTGACCGAATTAACATAAAGGATGCCATGTTCCCGCACAATGTAGGCATTTTTATGGATAATGCCAGCGCCTTGGATTTGAAAAACCGGTAATGTAGTCGCCTGATCAAAGGCTAAATTACCTGTTCCGGGGCCGGGATATTTTCGCGGAAAATACTGAATGATAGACATGATATTACGGGATCGTGGAGTAGGATGGGATGGTGCTAAACGTCTGTCCAGTGATGGGAGAAATCGCAGTTGAAAGCGCATGGGAAAAGGCGTTGCCGCCGGAACTGATGACGCCGACTGTATTAGATTGTTTGCTCACAATAACCGCCAATGTGGCAACGCCGATAATGGCGACTGCAATAGTAATAATGCCTTGCATAATATCGTTCATTTGAGAACCTCAAGCGACAGGGGAGACGGCGGTTTTTAAAATATTGGAGAATGCATCACCAAAATTTTTTATCACATCGCCTGTATTTGATTTTTTGGATAAAATAACGCCAAGCGTTGCGACGCCAATTATGGCAACCGCTATGGTGATGATGCCGGATGTGAGACTATTCATTAGGCGACCTCCGGTGCCAAAACATTTGGACTCGCAATAGATGTTTGCGAGATGAATTTAGAGAATACACCTTTATTCGATAGGAAAAGAACAACAATAACTAGCACTAAAAAAGCATTAGTAATGGGGCGAATGGATTTAAAATATCCTAATCCACCAATAAGTCCAATGGCAAAAACCCATGCTAAATAAGACTGAGAAAATGGCAACGCAAAGTCATTTTGCAATAGCCCAAACAATTCGCTTTGCGTATCTCTTACGCCAACAATGACGAGCATTAGTCCAATGAGGATCAATAGAAAAGGCATATTAACTCCCCGCCGTGGGGGCAGTAGAACTGCCCCCATAAAACAGCGCGGCGTATTGTGCCAATTGCCCTTTGGCCGTAATGTAGACCAAAAATCCAACAAACAAAGCGGCAACAATTACGCTAGTTTGGCTCATGGTCTTAGCCAATTACCGGGACTTTCTGACCAAGGGCGGGATAATGAATACCGACAAAATAGCCGACAATAAAGACGATCACTAGAAACAGCCAGTGTTGTGTTTTCATAATTACTCCGAGACAATGATACGCATAACGTCGTTCCATAAATAAGCAACGGACGCGATGACAATGATAAACAAGACCCAGTGTAGCAAACTCATTTGTTCACTGAATGGTTGTTCAATAAAAGCACTAACATTTGCGGGCAACATGGATTAACCTCCCGGCAGCGAACCGGCATTAGTCAACAGATTGACCATTGCCAGATCCTCATAGCCGACCATGATTTGTGCACCCGTTGCGACACTGGATGGATTGATAATCAAATCCATGTTGCCGTACTGAATCGTGCTAATCGGGTCATCGCGATGGCTGATATAATACGTGCCTTTTGGCATGCCAGTCCCGATAAATAGATAATCCAGCAACGCAAATTCATCCGGCGTTGCTTTCAGCAAATTAGTGTAATTTGCCGACTGCAAAGCAAGATAATTAATATCTCCACCAAACGCCGGAGCGCCGCCATTGTCATAGATGAACGTAGTGGAAAGATAACTGCGGAAGTTACTATACGGGATGGGGAAGTCCTGCCCCGCCGAAAGTCCCGTAAGCGTGGTGGCTTTCAACTCATAACTGGTTGACAAGTCAATCAGCGGCAAAATCGGCCCCTGCTGCCCCATGGGAAGCTGATCGAGATAATGCTGATAGATCGTGACGTTGACGTTATTAACCGTATAAGTGGGGGCGGTTGCCGTCGTCGCTTTATAAACAGCCAAAGTACCATCTGCCGTATTGCCCACAACGAGATTAGTCTGCAACTGCAACTGCAATTGCATGGATGCATTAACGACATTGGCATAGACGGCACCACGCAAGTCCGACCGCGAATAAGCAAGCGGCAAATAGTAACGGAAAATAAGCGTGGTCGGTGTAGCAGTTGCCAGTGCGGCAGGTGCCTGCTGAATCAGCCAATTGTCACCATAGGATACTGGCTGATTATTCGCACCAGCATTGCCGGATTTATCCATCGCATACGGCATGCCATAAGGGCGGCCGATACGGGCAGTGTTTACGCTATGCAAATGCCAGCCGGGCGTTTGTACGCGAGTATTATTCTGCAGATCATTGAACAATACCTGCTGTAGCAGATTCGCAGCGCCAAATGGGGTAATACCTACACTATCAGCCGATGTGATGGTGATATTTACCGCGAGTTCGATAAAAAATCCCTTAATCAAACCGACATTTCGTGGAACGATATTGATGGTATTGTTGCTTGAATTGAGCGAATTTTGTTCAGTGGAAAATACCTGCTGAATACGCTCAACAGCCGTCTGCAAAATGGCATTACGAGCGTTCATGTTAATCTGCTGCGGGGAAAGCTGCTGTGCGGCGACCATATTATTGTTCCTGATTATTGATGGAATGATGCGAAACGGCAAAGGTATATGCTGTTTCAACGGCAAATCCCGCAATGGCAAGCATCAGCAGGATAGTAAGCCAGTTTAATGGCTGTAACAGAATGCGGAAATTAAGGGGCACGTATTCCATCACCCGGCCTGCTTTGCTTTATAATCCTTGTACGCTTTCATCATAGCACTTACAAGGGCAAAACCGAGAACGGCCATCAGAAAAATAGTGACCCAGTTTGTAACGTTCCACGTAATGATGACGGGATCAGACATAAATCAGCCTATTTTGTGGTTGTGAAACTTCTATAACTTCGTCGGGTGGCATAAACGTTTTCAATATTTCCCTCGCTTTTGGCACTGGCTGCAAAATCGCCAACTCGTTATTATCTACATCATAATACCACGAATGGAATTTCGGTAGATTTTCGTTTGGATCATAATCAGGTATCCATTCGCTAATGCGTTTCCTATCATTTTTATCATTGAGCGCAAAAACCTGATAAAAATTCGTCTCGGAAAATACAAATCGATCTAGTGCGACAGGGCGTTGTGACAACGTTATCGTCGGAATGTGTTTGCTGCGCCCTTGTGTTTGAATGGCGCGATATGCCGGCGAATACTGACGACCATTTGCAAGCATATAACCCTCATCGACATAAACGCCGATATTTTCCTGTTGCCAAATAGCCCATAAAAGAGCATCGACCTGTTCGCCTTGATCGGGAGTCGGCGTGACAATATATACACCCGGTTCCTGCGGTAGTGTTTCCAGATCAATAAACTGTGCACCGGGTATTGCCTCAATCAGTTTGTCTCGTTTCCAGTTAAATATAATCCACGGCATAACCTGCCAATTTTGTTTACTTAAATGCCATACGCCTGCCTGTGTTTTGCCGGTACCATTACGGCCAACAATAACAATGCGTTGTGTTTCATTCGGAAGCTGCATTTAAGCTGTAAATCCTGTATCGGGAAAATTTCCCTGTACCACGTTGGATTTTACGCGTTTGGCGCTTTTCTCATTATCCAAGCGCATTTTAATGGCAAACGCCCTAGGCCCATAAACGCCGCCCATGACAACAATCAACTGCCCCCACGCAAGAATTTTAGGATCAATAACTGTTTCATAATGCGCTTGCACTGCCGCCGCAGCTTTCGCCAGTTCTCGCGCTTCGGCCTGATCGAGTGCCAATTCTGGCGTTTTGGCAATCGCACTGATCGCGAGATGGACAGAAAAAAGGATATTTTCCAGTCCGCTTATATCCGATTTACTGACCGCCGCCGCTTTGGTTCCGTTTTTGCTTCCGGGCTTTCGTCCGCGCTTTTTTCCAGTGTTTCCGGTGCTTCCGGGAGTACTGCTATCGGTTCCGGAATTACCGCTATCGGTTCCGATGGTTTCTGGGTCGATAGCAGTTCGTCCACTTGGAGCGAAAGGGTTTGGAGCGTTTCCTGCGTCGAGTTCATCGTTTCCAGTTGTGTCAACATCCATTGCATTTTCTCCCGTAATTCGTTGAGGTTAGTTTCGTAGGTTTGCATGCGTTGAGCGGCATCTAATTGCGCCATGGCGGTTTGCTGTTCGGCAAGGGCTATAGCCCCCTCCGCGAGTTCCGCAGCGCTAGATATAGGCTCCTTTTCGGGTTGTGGCGTATTGTTAATGGCACCATCGACAATTTCCGTGATTTGGTCTTTAACATCTTCCGGCAATTCATCCATGACCATATCCCTTAAATTCGTCTACCGAATATAATGCGCATAAAATTTTTTCATTCTGGTTCTTAATAAATTCAAGATCAGCATTCAACTTCACCAATCCGGCCTTGAACTCATCGGCTGATTGCATAATGACTTGTGGATCAATGCCCAATGATTTAAACAACATGTCCATACCCGACATAAAAATACCCCTTAATAGGATGTTAAAGAAACGAAAAAAGAACCCGACGTTAGATTATCACTCAATTGTGCCGTTACTGGATTAGTGCCCGTAGGCAATGTGATATACAGGTCGAAAATATTTAGGCATGTGTATGGCGCATTGCCTGATATTATATCGGTAGGCAACGCCAATGTCAAAACATTGGTGCCATCGCGGCTATTGATAATTAAATTAGTTGCGCCCGCTGCCAAAACGGCTCCATTATTTACTACCATTATGCCAGTTAATTTAGTGCGCGATGTATTGCCCATATTAACAGCTGTTGTTCCAACAATTAAACCGGTATCAAGATTGGCATTTTTACCATACGTCTGCACTATGCCTGATACTGTGACGCCCCCATGTACCGCTAGAGATACGCTGCTCTGAATACTAACGTCCTGCAAAGCTGGAAAATTGACGACATCAACGTTCAGCAAGCTGGGAAAATTATCTGTCAACCGCAAAAATGGAACAAAATTCAAACATAATATTTGTGTATTATAGGACGGTGCAATTGTTGCTGCGATAGAAAAATCTATTTCCGGGACATTAACGTTAATGATTGGATAATAGTTGGCCGAACCGCCGGGCGCAATAAAAGTTTGATTCGTTCCATTGATTTTTACGGTAACATTATAAATGGAATTCGTATTATCAATCCATAAACAACGCAATGCGCCAAACTGTTTCTGCTGCTGAATGTTAGTCAATGAAACCCTGAATTCATTATCAATTCCCCAATCCAGTGATATAGGAATGACTTTTGCGCCACATGGCGGTAGCGTCGAATCGCCCTTAGGATAATTCAGCGGAAAAATGTCTTGGGGTGCTATGCCAATCACGTTAAACGCCGCCAATAGACGTCAAATAAAATGCTGGTAACATGTAATTATAAAAAAATATGTTGGCCGTGCTTCCGGACGTTGATATCAATTGAAATTTTGCCGGGCTTGATACCGATAGTGGTAATCCCAATGTTCCCCTAAATCCCGATAAACCGCCAGCACTGTTTGTTACCTGCACTAACTGATTCGATCCCGACTGTTGCAACGATAATCCCGTATTTCCCACTGTAAATGCGGTCAAATCTGCAATGCAATACTGCATTGCAGATAATTGTCCACTTTGAAACAGCTGTGATAAATCAATCTGAAATTCTGTATCTAACGAAAAATCTACCGTTACGAGGACCACTTTTGGCCCTTCGCAAGGGATATTCAATGGATTGTTATTGGGATCATAAAACACTGCGGTTCGCAGCGCATATTGCGGTGTTATGCCAATCATTATGCTACTCCAAAATGCTGCAATGCTTTTTCAATGTTGTCTGCGTAATTCAGCGAGCCGTTATAATGCAGTGCGAATTTTTGACGATTTGTCAACTCCAACAATTCACGTACAGAAAAGCCAATGCCACGGTGTTTTGTGAAGGTGCAAAAATCAGCGTCTTGTGCGACATTCGCAGCGTCACCGACTCCGCAATAGCTAAAGATAGTGGTTTTCTGGTCAATGAATTGCGGATCATAAAGAGCATTCCCCATAATTTGATATTTGCCGAAACTACTGCTATAGATAATGGCAGCCGTTTCATAAGTGCATTTATGGATAGCTCTAATGTTTGTGATTATTTTATCGCCAAACATTCTAGTGTGGATTTTTTCGTGAATACCCGGCTCAAATCGGATGGCCTGATTGTTGTTATTGGATTCTATCCATGCAATAACCATGCCAAGTGTAGTATCCTGAACCATGTTTGACTCCACCGCTCAATGGGTATAAGGTACGTTATACACCATTCGCAGATCAACGTCCATAGAAAAGCCCCCGGCGGCCAAACCGGGGGCTGAAACCGCACCAATAGGATTTTCCGAGAATCCATGGCACAATCAAAGTCTAGCAGCATCGATAAGGCGCGTCAAGCGGCTTTGCGCAATGCAAAGTCCCTGTTCCGTGAATTTTCCCGGACACGTACTAAAGCCAAACAATTAGCGGCCAAGCAACAGGATAAAGAACTGGTGGCCCAATGGCGCACATTGCGTAAACTGGGCTTTCTCAATACCCGCGTCAATCCATCCCAAAAGAATCTAACGCCTTTTCGCAAACGTGAAATAAAAAAGGCGTTTTTTAATGCGCAAAATCAAGGGGCGTTTAAGGGTGGAAAAGTTGTAAGACCATTAAAGCGTCAAGTTATTTCGACTGAACGCATCATAACTAATAAGGCTGGAAAACGTAAACGTATAAAAGGGCAAAGAATAAAATACGTTTTAGATAATAATTTTCAATTAGTTAAATCTAAACATAAACCGACACAAGAATCCGGTTATGTCAAGACAAGAAAAGGTTTTCTGTTTGAAAAAACTACACCGACTGAGACGATACGGATAACATCCAAAGGCAAGATAAAACGAAATAATAAAAGTGCTGGCGGTTTTATTATAGAATCGGAAGGTATAACTGGCGAGGATATTTTCAAGCTTATTATTGCAATAAAAAATGGATCTTTTAAATTGCATAAAAATCAAGCGATGCAAGTACATAATTTTGGTGAAGGCGATCAACGCTATTATGGGAACGACTCGCTGGATCAATTTGTACAAAAGTTTGAACGTTACGAACAGATCATGCACCTGAAAACTTTTCAACACTGGATCGATAGTACGGAAATAAGGGTAGTCACATTATGAAAAAACAAAAGTTTAAACTAGCCGTTATTGATCTGGAAACCGATCCTTTTCTCTATAATCGAGTACCATTGCCATTTGCAGCTGGCTTTTTTGACGGCGATACGTATCATCAAACATGGGGAGATAACTGCGTTGCGGACATGCTGGATTATCTAATGGATTATCCAGTGCCACTTAGAATATATGCGCATAATGGGGGGCGGTTTGACTTTTGGTATATGCAATCGGGAATCCAAAATCCTTTATTTTTTATTAAAAATCGTTTGGTCAAGGCTCGATTTTTAGAACGGCATGAGATACGCGATAGCTATAGTGCGATCCCTGTGCCATTGCGCGATTATAAAAAAGATGATACGGATTATACGCTGTTTGAACGTGGCATAAGAGATAAGCACAAAAAATCGATAGGACTCTATTTGCAGCATGACTGCGAATATCTATATCAGTTAATGCGCGATTTTACTGATGAATTTGGGGCGAAACTCACTATGGGTTCTGCTGCCATAAAAGAACTGAATAAAGTCCATCCTCAAAAACATCAATCACCATGGCATGATGCAGAATTCCGTCCGTGGTACAGTGGCGGCCGAGTGCAATGTTTTCAACATGGGGTAATCCATGGAAAATTCCATTGTTATGATGTTAATTCGCTATATCCGTATGTCATGGCATCTCGTGAGCATCCAATTGGAGACTCATATTTTACAACCAAAAGGTTGCCGGATTCTGGCGTCTATTTTGCCGACATTACTGTGCAATCTAATGGCGCGTTACCAAGGCGAGAAAAACATGGTGCTTTACGTTTTCCTGTAGGCGAACATCGATTTACAGCATGTTCCCATGAGATCCAAATGGGATTAGAGCTAGGATGGCTGAAAATAAAACAGGTGCATAGTGTAACAAAAGCTATGCATACACAATCTTTCGACGCATTTGTAGCAAAATTTGCGCATCGAAAAATAGAATATGAAAAGGCTGGAAATACATCCATGCGCCTATTTATGAAATTGGTCATGAATAGTGCCTATGGAAAATTTGCTACCGATCCTGCACAGTTCAAGGATGCAAAAATTTTTGATGATGTGGATACAATGCAATCAGAAGGCTATTCATTTGCCGGGATGTTTGGGAATTCCATATTGGGCGAAAAACAAGCGGAAATAAAATCATATCAATACCATGATGTTGCCATCGCAGCATCCATTACATCCGCCGCTCGCGCTGAACTCATGTTAGGGCTGGCCAATGCGACACGTCCGCTCTATTGCGATACCGATAGCATCATCTGCGAATCACTGGACATGGAACTCCACGATTCAAAAATAGGGGCGTGGAAAGACGAAGGCCAAGGCGATGAGGTTGCCATCGGCGGGAAAAAGTTGTATGCCGTATTTTCACAAGGGACATGCATAAAACAGGCCAGCAAGGGCGTTCGGCTAGATGCAAGCACGATCCGTGCCATTGCACAAGGCGAAATTGTGGAATCCGAAATTGATGCACCCAATTTGCGGCTAGGAAAAATTCCGTCTTTTATCAAAAGAAAGATTGCATCTACACTGTAATACATGTATATTCGGCTTGTGGCAAAATCCGTCACATCAACCATTGGAGTACACAAATGCAAATCCTGAACAAGCTCACACTCAAATCAATGGGCGTTACCCCAGATCAGAGCGTATTTGGTGAAGGCAAGGATGCTATCCCCTGCGCCTCTATATTCAATATTCCCCTTTTGCCGAAACAGCCTATCGTGCCCGTTGTCCGCATTTTTGGCCGGGCTGGATCGTGCAAAGCTAAACAATCAGATCTCGGCGAATCATTCGAGTTCCGGGGCAATTTTGAAGCTACCCGCCTGCTTGATGGCGAAGTATTCAGGGCATCGAAACTTTTTCTGCCGAAAATCCTGGAAGGCTTGATGGCCGATGCTATGATGGCCTCTGATGAATCTATCGATTTCATTGTGGAAATTGGACTGCAATGGTCGAAAAATGCCTATCATTATGAGTGGACCGTCAAGCCGCTTATGGATTCACAGCAGGCGGATCAACTTGCCCATTTGCGCGAAAAGGCCACTGCCGATATCCCGCAATTGCCGGCACCTGAAAAATCTATTGACAAAGGCGTGGAAAATAAGGGCAAGAAAAAGTAATAATTCGGATACGCGGTTCCCCTGTCGCGTATCCCCATAAAGCAAAATGCGTGCCATGTCGTGAAGACAACTATAGGCATTTTCTTTAGCCCGCCGAGTGCACAACCGGCGGGTTTTCTTTTTTTTCTAAAATAATGCTTGCGTTTTTATCCTGTTTATGAGACCATGAAATTCCACTGAGGGAGTATTCCATGGAAATTAAAAATGTTGATGGGCAAATTCTTTTTGAAGATGCATCGGAAACAATTGCACAGTGTTTGGAAAATGCTGTGACTCAAAATAATAGCTTATTCTACGCGGATCTGCGGAAAGCGAATCTGATGGGCGCGTATCTGTGGGGCGCGAATCTCCAGGGCGCGGATCTGCGGGGCGCGAATCTCCAGGGCGCGGATCTGTGGGGCGCGAATCTGCGGGGAGCGGATCTCCAGGGCGCGGATCTGCGGAAAGCGGATCTGATGGGCGCGGTTCTATAATTCCGTTACGGGAGAACATGATGGAAATTAAAAATAAAGCACCCACACCAATGCAAGCACTCGCGCAGATCGCAGATGGAAGTGGCTTATCGAAAGCGGATATGCAGGACTTGGCCGCGTGGTCGTACAACACCCACCACGCCACCATAACCGACATGGCGAAGCGGCTGGAGGCTGCGGAGAGGAATGCGGCGAGGTGGCGCTATCTGGTTTCCGAGAACAACAAAGGCATGCATGGAAAGTATCGAATTTGCTGGCTTGACCCTCGCCGCGACGGATTCATTACCACTGACGGCGTGAGCTGTGACGGAAAAGATGAGCAGGCCATCGTGCGAATTATCGACGCCGCAATGGGAGAACGTCATGGTGTGTTAGTATGTAATTCCACTGAGGGAGAACATAATGAAAATTGTAGATAGACTCGGTAAAGTGCTTTTTTCGGATGATTCGGAAACCCTAAAACAATGTGTAGAAAATGCTGTTACATCAGGCTGTGATTTGTTAGACGCAAATCTGCAGGGCGATGATCTGTTGCGCGCAAAGCTGATGGGCGCACAGCTGGAAAACGCGAATCTGTGGAACGCGGATCTGCGGGGCGCAAAGCTGGAAAACGCGAATCTGCGGTGCGCAGATCTGATGGGCGCTGATCTGCAGGGCGCGGATCTGCGGGGCGCGGATCTGCTGGGCGCGGTTCTGCGGGATGCGGATCTGTGGGACGCGAATCTGATGGGCGCAAATCTGGAAAACGCGGATCTGCAGGATGCGTATCTGTGGGGCGCGAATCTGCAGGACGCGAATCTGGAAAACGCGAATCTGCGGTGCGCGGATCTGCTGGACGCGGATCTGCGGGGCGCGGTTCTGCGGGACGCAAAGCTAGAAAACGCGGATCTGCGGGGCGCAAAGCTGATGGGCGCAAATCTGCAGGGCGCGGTTCTGCGGGGCGCTAAGTTGTGGGGCTCTGATCTGTGGGCGCGTATCAGTAAATATTCCATTACGGGAGAACATGATGAAAATTGTAGATAGACTCGGTAAAGTGCTTTTTTCGGATGACGCAGAAATCTTAAAACTGTGTGTGGAAAATGCTGTTGCATCAGGCTGTGATTTGTTAGACGCAAATCTGCAAGGCGCTGATCTGTGGGGCGCACAGCTGGAAAACGCGAATCTGCGGGATGCGTATCTGTGGGGCGCGGATCTGCGGGGCGCGGATCTGTGGAGCGCGGTTCTGCGGGGCGCAAATCTAGAAAACGCGGATCTGCGGGACGCGGATCTGCGGGGCGCGGATCTGCTGGACGCGGTTCTGTGGGGCGCAAAGCTGGCGGGCGCAAAGCTGGAAAACACGAATCTGCAGGATGCGTATCTGTGGGGCGCGGATCTGCGGGACGCGGTTCTATAATTACGTTACGGGAGTATTCCATGGAAATTAAAAATGTTGGTGGGAAAATTCTTTTTGAAGATGCATCGGAAACAATTGCACAGTGTTTGGAAAATGCTGTGGCTCAAAATAATAACTTATTCTACGCGGTTCTGCGGAAAGCGAATCTGCAGGGCGCAATTCTGCAGGGCGCGGATCTGTGGAACGCGAATCTGCGGGGCGCGTATCTGTGGAGCGCGAATCTGCGGGGCGCGAATCTGCAGGGCGCGAATCTGCAGGGCGCGGTTCTGCGGAGCGCGAATCTGCGGGACGCGAATCTGCAGGGCGCTGATCTGCGGAGCGCGAATCTGCGGGACGCTGATCTGCAGGGCGCGAATCTGTGGAACGCTGATCTGCAGGGCGCGAATCTGCAGGGCGCGAATCTGTGGAACGCGAATCTGCGGGGCGCGTATCTGTAATTACGTTACGGGAGAACATGATGGAAATTGTAGACATCTTTGGTAAAATACTTTTTTTAGATGATTCGGAAACCCTAAAACAATGTGTAGAAAATGCTGTTACATCATGCATCCCTTTGCAGGGCGCTGATCTGCAGGAAGCAAAGCTGTGGGGAGCGACGCTGCCGGGCGCTGATCTGCGGGGCGCGAATCTGCAGGGCGCGGTTCTGCTGGACGCGGTTCTGCGGGGCGCAAAGCTGGAAAACGCGGATCTGCGGGACGCGGATCTGCGGGACGCGAATCTGATGGACGCGGTTCTGTGGGGCGCAAAGCTGATGGGCGCAAAGCTGGAAAACACGAATCTGCAGGATGCGTATCTGTGGGGCGCGGATCTGCGGGACGCGGTTCTGCGGGGCGCGAATCTGGCGGGCGCAGATCTGCTGGGCGCGGATCTGCTGGGCGCGGATCTGTGGGGCGCGAATCTGTGGGGCGCGAATCTGATGGGCGCTGATCTGCGGAGCGCGGATCTGCGGGACGCGAATCTGCAGGGCGCGAATCTGCGGGGCGCAAAGCTACGGGGCATTGATCTGCTGGGCGTGGATCTGCAGGGCGCGATTCTGTAAATATTGCGCACAAAAATAACCATAAAATCTGCCTCGAAAATCTACAAGGTTTTCGAGGCATAATTTTGTGCTGAAAAAGTGACAAAATTTCACTGTCTTT